ACAGACGAGCGACACCCATAACGGATTCGGACGCGGCAGGTACCGGGTTCTGCGTGGTCAGCAGTGCAGTATCTGCATCGTCGTAATACTGGGTCACGAAAACGTCGTTATAGTTCTCGATGACTTCCCATGTATGGTCGCGTTCATTCGACGCATCAGGAGCCTTCGACACGCGACGAAGCGCCTTGCGGTAGTTGATGCTCAACGGATTGTAGTCGATCCATGTAACGTTCAGAGGAAGCACCAGAGTGCTTGGCTCTTTCTGCGCACATGCGATGGTTGTTACTGTGCGGTTTGTCGGGTGAGACAGACGCACCACGATCGGGTTGTTCGGATCGAGGTTCTGGAGGTTGGCAACGCTCTCCAAATCGTCAATCAGTTGTTCCAGGCGGAGTTCAGACATTGCAGCAGCCTCTTAGTTTTCTTCAAAGTACGTGCCGGTAGGCATGATGTGCGATGTGACGTGAATGCGCTTAGCCGGAATTGTCGGATCAACGTACACGTCGAGGACCAGGTCACCAGCCGCAATAGCATCGGTCTTGTTGTTTCGCTTGTCACAGACAGCCTCGAAGTCATACAGACCACGACCCTGTTTGATCGGCGCAAGGAAATCACCACAGATGTTTACGAGAGATAGGCGAGTAAACGAGTCGTTCGGATCGAAGTTTGCAACGTTACTGGCAGATGCGATCGACTTCTTGATGAAGTTGATCAGGCGGCGAACGTTGACGTTACTGAAGGCACTGTCGAATGCCTGCAGAGTTTCTTGACCCATGATGACATAACCACGGCCCGGAATGTTGCGGATCGGGTTGATCTTCGCACGATCCAGTGCATCGCGTGCACCTTGGTTGTACTTGGTACGAATACCAAGCACACGTACTTGACCGCGATTCAAACCAGCAGGTGCGAACCAGACTGCACGGTTATAATCCGTGTAAGCCATAGCTGCAACCGCGTGTCCGCTTGGCGGAATGAAGATGGTCTTGTCGTTGTAGGTATCACGAATCTGAACAAACGGTGCGTAGATGGCACCATAGCTGCTGCTCACGTTCAAGGAATTCTTGACGTAGTTGACAGCACGGGCTGCTTCGTAATCCGCGTCTGGGATATCGAGAACCGCCAAGCAATCACCGCGATGCTCTGCGATTTCAATCATCTTGCGTTGGATCGCAGGCTTGGTGTAACCGGCGTTCATGAACAGGTTAACGTCCACGATTTCGGCGTCGGAAAACTCTTCCCATGCCTTGATGATTTGGGCATCAGTAGGACGAGAACCGTCAGCACCACCTTTGAGGAATTCGAAGGCTTCTTTCTTGATCTTAACTTCTGGGCAGAACGGGTTGTTCTTAACTCGAATGTAGCGAGAGCCATTGTTAATGGCATCTTCGACATACATCTGCGCACCGTCACCGTTCAGTTCGTACTTGCGGCTTACGAAGAAGGATTCGATAGGACGGCTGTTCGCATTCTTGAAGTCGAGGAACACGTCAACCCAAAAGTGCAGCGGGTTGTAGTGGCGTTCGTCGTCTACAGAAACTCCAGACGGAACTGCAGGACGAACTCGAACGCTAATGCGGTCGTTCCACTTACCCGGGTTCGATGCACAGAAATACATGAGGACGCGATCAACGCCTTCTTGATCTTCGGTGAATCCAAGGTTATTCAGAGGATCGACAACACCGAGTGGCTCGTTGGAACCATTGTCGAAAACGTTCAAGCTCAGATTCGGAATGCGCTGAGTCGGATCGTCAACGGTGAAGTATGCACCTGCGGTGAGTGCATCGTCAGCAACGACACGCAGGAATTTCAGGTTGCGAGTTTGAGCCAGAGCTTGCTCCGAGCAGTACAGAGCAAAGCCGTACTTCTGAGCGTCTGGTGTGCCAAAAGTGGCACGAAGGTCCTCTTTGTCGAAAACGTCTGTGATTACCCCTACAGGACCCATTGATGCTTCGCCAACAACACCCACGATCGAGGTAGCGGCTGCTGTGGCACGCAAGCTCATATCCACTTCATTTGGATATACGCCAGCGCTTGGATGAACTTTGCTGACCATGATTGGTCTCCGTCAACAGTTTCTGATATAGTTGGTATGGAAACACTGGACAACCGTTATGGTACTAACTGCAACCATGTTTCGATTGTATCAGTAAATTAGCACACCAATCATAACTGTGGTAGACGGAAACGAAAAAGGGCCCCTATTGGGACCCTAGTTCTTTCTCTAAATCTGCTATCTGGCCATCAAGGAACACACTAAACTTCTCAAACGCAGCAGGATACATACCATGTACATGAAGTTGCAGCACAGTGTACATTGGGTGGAAAGTAACTCGTTCCAGCTGAACGCTCAGCATCTTGTGCTTTCTTTTGGTCTCGTTGACCAGATATTGATCCAATCGATGGAGTTCGTTTCGGATGTAGCAAATCCGAATGTAAATCAACTCCAGCATATCTGTATCACGGTTCGCGTAAGCTGAACCTGCTTCGATGAAACATTCCCTCAACCGAGCGGTTTCTTCATGGGAGAAACGCTTGCACTTGTCTGGATGACAAAGCTGATTGATCTTTCGGAACAGTTGGCGCACAGAAAGTTTCTGCGACGTTGGGTCAGATTCCGAATTTTGTTCGACCTCAACAGATTGTTCGTTTGAGGATTTTTCCATTTCCTCGCGTATATCAAACTGCTTGACGAGAACGAGCGCGCCGCCTGTTGCTGCGTGACGAGGACCTGTATACTCATGTTCGCCTACGGTATCCAGATTTGAACCCATCAGTTGTTGCTTTAGACGGTCCAACTCAGCATTCTTTTCTGGAAACTCTCGAATGTATATGGCGTATACCTGTTCCATGTTGTCGTAAACTTTGGTCAGAGTAGACGACATTTCTTCTATTTCGTCAAGGATCATTTAGATATCCAGAATTGAGGCTTTCTGTTCGGCGGACATATAGAAAGCGTATTTCAGAGGTAGACGGACACGTTCAGCAAAAAATGACACAGGATCGACGCCGTTAACAACCACAATACGCGGGATCGAGTCATACTTCTCCAGAAGGTCACGCAACTTCTCCAGTTTAACTTGGCTACTATCAACGCCGACGTTGGTGATAACCAGCATACTGATATGTTCCGCTTCTTTCGAGTCTCGCAGAGGATCATACAGGTTACCATACAACTTGTGCCATAGCGGATAAGCACGTCCTCTATGGCTGCCACCGATTTGTGCGTCGATGGCACGATTCATAAAATTGAGGGCAAGCAGCTTGGCTCGAACATCGCTCGGGTAGCTGCCGATTGCCATAGTGTACGATCCATGCAGCGGATTCTGCAACACGCGATCAATACCGTTGATTTGTTTCTTTACGCTGATCGAACGCAGAACGAAATCATCAGGCAACCACTGAACTTGTGGTTTGATTCGTACAAGTGCATCTTCTACGATGAACGGATTTCTAGCCATGCTAAAAGCGTACCCGTCAACACCACGAGACTTTAGCAGCTTCATCCGTTCGGTAGGGAACTTAAAGTCTATCGGGAGCAGATCACTGCGCGTCGCAGTACCAGACTTCTTTGACCTGGGATCGACGCTTTGCAGCTCCTCGTCTAAGTTCTTCAAAAAATCTTTCTTGGGCATGGTCATACGACCTTATGATGTGTAATTCCTTTGCCTGCAACAATGCGTCAACTATTTCCTGATTCAGGTTCGTAGGTCGCACCGGGCAGATCACTAATCTAGGTTGCTTTACAGTTACCTCTTTGCAGTAGGCAATAGGCGACATTACTCGGACGCCGACGCTTTCTCCATACAAGGCAGTTAAAGCCTTCTTCGGTGCAGTTCCTTCCGTGATGAAGATAGGCTCATCATACTCCCTGTAAAGAGCAATGTGGGCCAATCGCCGCCATACGTGCCAACGACAAGCTAGCTTATGAAGAACGCCATTGATTATAGCGTTCTTCTTGCCCTCACAATGCTTCTCTCGGAGAGACTGCAATCCCATTCTGACTTTAACTTGGTGGATTACCAGATTAACTTCCGAATGGGCGACCTCTACCAGTTCCACCTTTTGAGACAGACTTGACGACGGTCCCATCGTCTTCGTTGAAGTTGTCTCCGTATCCACCGCCTTTTCTGGCGTTGTGTTTGTCCAT